TTCAACGTCCGGCCCTCCACGCCGATCACCGTCTGGGTATTCACGCCAGGATGAAACGGCATCGACACGATGTGACTGGCCGTGGAGAGAACCGTGCCCGCCGCCAACCGCTCGAGGTCGCGCGCCGTCGCCGGCTTCACCGACGCATATACCGGCGAGGGCACGAGCGGCGCCGCATTCGGATACGTGTACATCCCGTCGCTGTCCATGACCGGTTCACCCGGCGTCGTGAGCGTCACGAGGTGCCGCCGATCCCCGGCACGGGTCCAGAGATTGACCAGGCGGAAGGGCATTCAGCGTTTCACCCCATACACCAGGCGCATGCCCGGCGGCGTGGTCTGCGGGGTCGCGACCCGCGTGAACGTTTGGTCGTGCTCGCGTTCAAACCGATCCCAGGCCGCCGTGACCCCCGGATACAGCGGGTTGTCGTAATCGTCCCCAGCCACGAGTCCGCCCTCAGCCACATGCGGCCACCACGCCTCGAGGTCCGCCGTCACCGCCGCCTGCGTATGGTCCGCATCGACATACAGACACGCGATCGGCCCCTGCCAGTGCGCCGCCGCCTCGTCGGTGCGCGCCGGGATCAACCGCACACTCGCCGCCACGCCCGCCGCGATCAGATTCGCCGCGCACTCGGCCAGCATCGTCGGGCGCCCGGGGACCGTCCCCGCGCCCGCCAGATCGCCCGTCCAGGTATCGACACAGAACAACTGCCCGCCCCACGGCCGGAGCACACGCGCCATCGCCAGCGCCGACGCGCCGCGCCAGGTCCCGAGCTCCACACAGACGGCCGGGCGATGCTGCTCGAGCAACGCGAGCATCTGGGCCCCGTGATGGAACCACCCCTGCGGTAAGCCCTGGAGCTCAGCGCGCATGCGGGATCACCCAGGCAATCACGTCCGGCCGCCACACGATCGAGGCCGCCGGCCACTGCATCGAGACCAGGAAGTCGTAATCCCCTTCCCGCCGGATCGTCCACGTGCCAAACTTCGCCGGCTCATTCGGGAGCACCAGCATTTGCGTCGAGACGTTGCCGCAGCGCAGGGCCGGATCGTCCCAGAGGATCCGGCCGTCCGGATACGTCATCCGAAAGAGCGCCGGCCGATCGGGCGTCGTCGCCAACGCGTCCGCAATCCGGGTCCGCGCCCCCGGCACCCAGCAATCGTCATCGTCGAGAAAGGCGAGATGTGAGCCGCGGGCGTGCGCGAGGCCATGTGTGCGTTCTTCGCAGCCCCAGTGCCCGCCGGGCGCGTGCGCGAGATGGCGATACCCGAAGGCCTCGACCACGCCGCGCACGTCCCCGCCGCCGCCAATGACGAGCACCTCGTCGCCGGGCAGGAGGGGTTGATCGGCGATCGACTGCAACGTCGGCACGAGACTCGCGCGGCCCACGGTCGGCACGATGATCGACAGCGTCGGCGTCATGCGAGGGCCTGCACCAGCTCGGGATACTTCGCGAGCCGGAAGACAAACGTCGCGGCATCGACATGCCGCCAGCGCACACCCTTCTGGAGCAGGCTGTCAATCAACCGCCAGTCCCACGCGAATTCGTGCGCGATGAACGCATCCGGCGTCAACACGGTTCGGCGGAAGAGCGGTTGCCCCAGGTCGATCCGGCACGCTTGCGGCGGCGCGACGTCCAACGTCAAGCGGCCGGCATAGAGACACGAGCTGTAGACAAACCCGAGCTCGGGATCCGCGTCGAGCGCCCCAACCAGCGCGGGGAGATGCGACGGAAGGTAGGCGTTGTCGTCGCTCAGAAAGCAGACATACTCGCCCACGGCCGCCGCGAGTCCCGCGAGCGCCGGCGCCAGCCCCCAGTTGTTCGTCCGGGCCGGCAGGTTGATGTACCGCGAGACGTGCGGCGTGACGGTGCAGAGCCGGGCGATCTCCGTCACCACGCGCGCCGGGGGCGCATCCGAGACGACGATCTGTTCGAGGTCGTGGTACTCGCTGAGCTGCACCGATCGCAGGCACCGCTTCAGACAGGCCACCCGGTCATAGACGGTCGTGACAATGCTCACGCGCGGCATCAGGCGGCCACCTCCACGAGCCCGCATGTCTGGAGCACGGTCTGGAGCCGCGCCGCGTAGGTGTGATCCGTCAGCCGCTCCGCGCACTGCGCCTGCACCGCCGCGGCCATCGCCGGCTGGTCCAGGTACTCCGCCACGAGCGCGACGCACTCCGCCTCGGTCGTGAACGTGGGCAACTCAGGGATAAGGGTGTCCACTTCCGGCCGCCATTCGCTCACGACGAGCGCGCCACACGCGAGCGCCTCATAGACCCGCGGATTGAGCGACGTCGCCGGGATCTGCTCGCGGTTGTAGTGATGCGTCTCGCGGAAGACGTTGACCACGATCCGGGTCTGCCGATAGAGCGCCGCCGTGGCGCCCGGGTTCACGTTGCGCGAGAGACAGATGGCCTGGACGGCCGGATCGCGCCAGTCGCCGCCCACGACGTACGAGAGCTGTCCCGCCCGCGCGAGCGCGCCGAGTACCCGCTCGCGGGTGGCATTGCCGCCACCGATAAAGCCGACGTCGCGGGTCCGCGGCTGATGTCCCTGTTGATAGTGGACGTGCGGGTCGTAACACACCGGCAGCGAGGACGCGTGCGCGTGCCGGTGGAGCGTCGCCGGGTCGTTCACGAAGACATGCGAAAACCGCGGCGACCATTGACGCGTGTCGTCGACTTCGTACGGCTCATCGAGGAGCCACACCGCCGAGCGATACGCCGCGCTCGCATTCACCCACCGTTGACAGAAGCGACGGCCGTGGACCACGAACAACAGATCCGGATCGCACTGCTGCAGGCGGGGTAAGAGGTCCGGGTCGTTCCAGTCCGCATGCTGGTAGTCGAGGCCGAGATCGGCCGCGGCGTGTGCGAGTCCCTGCGTGAACACGTCGCCGCAACTCAAGAATTGGTAGTCGACGCCGAAGATGCGTGGCGGCCTCATGCGGGCACCTTCCCGCTGCCGCCACACGTGCGACAGGGCTTCTGGCCTTCGGGATCGCCCATCCACCGCTCCGGCGGATAGCCGCAACCCTTACACGTCGGGCAGGGTTTCGTGTCCGTCATGCGGCGCGCTCCAGGCGGGCGAGTTCGTCCGTCAACGGGACGCACGGAACACTTGTGAGCGCCGTCCGTCGCGAGCAGTTGACCACCGACACGCCCGCCGCCGCGAGCGGCGCCACGATCGTCGTGAAGGCCGCGAGGAAATGCGCGTATGGCGACGGGTTGCGATCGGGATGATCCCCGAACCAATGCGAGCGGCCATCGGGCGCCGGGCTCATGTCGTAGCCGAGCAAGACGATCCGCACGGCGCCGAGATGCACGCCCAGATTGATCGCCTGATAGCCACTGTTCCGGCCGGTTCGCAGGCCTGACGGCCGGCACTCCAGCCCCTCGACGCCGGTATCCTCGAGCACCTGGACGCCGGGCCACTTCGCCGCCTTTGGATCGAGCGAGTACTTCGGCCCGGTGAACGTCGGCACGCCCTGATGCCAGGTCCACCATTTCGAGTCGGCCGCGTAGAGCCCGTCGGCCCACGGCGCCAACCGGTACGCGTCGTTGATGGCGATCACCGGACACCGCCCGCGCACGGCCTCGACGTCGTCAGGCGTGAGACTCGGCCCGCCGCCCAGACACACGATCGTCGAACCAGGGAACACGCGGGGCACGGCGGGATACGTGGTCATGCGAGGGCCGGATCGCGCCAGCGGTACAGCAGCGCCTTGATGGCCGGCGCGAGATCCCCGGGCGCTTCGCGTTTCACCGTCTCGAGGTCATCACCCCGGAAGCCGTAGAGCTCCGCGGCTTGCAACAGAATGGCCGCCGTAATCGACGGCGGCACCGGCACGAGCGGACTGCCGCTGTCCCAGCTCACCACGACGGCCGTCCACGCCAGATCCGCCGGGCGGGCGATGTAGTCGCGCACAATGGCTTCTGCCTGGTCGAGCTTCAACTGCAAGTCATCCTCTGCGGCCGTCGGGGGCGACGTCACGCCGACAGGGAGCCGGAGATGCGCCTGGAGCTGGGCCAAGGTGACTAACGCCACTTCCGGCCACTCCCGTCCATCTGGGTGAGGTCCAGGCCGTCCCGGCCATCCTTGCCGTCCGCGCCCGGCGGCCCGACCTTCCCTTGCGCGCCTTGCCGGCCCTTCGTGACGAGTTGCCGCCAGATCGGCGACACGCCCGGCCGCGCCGCGATCGTCGCGTCTTTACAGATCCAGGCCGAGCCTTCCCAACTCACGATGTCGCCCGGGACGTAGCCTTTACCGTCGACCCAGAGGTCTTGATTCACCGGCCACGGCCCGACCACTTTGAACACCTTTTCCTGATCGCCCCGCGCGAACCGGAAGACGAGCGTGCGATCGCCAGACAGGGAGACGTCGAGGTCCTCGAAGCCGAGTCCGTCCTTTCCGTCGACGCCGTCTTTGCCGTTCGCGCCAGTCAGTCCCATGATTCCGGGGGCCCCATCGCGGCCATCCCGTGGCGCCGGCTGCGCCTCAAGCGCGGAGAGCTTCGCTTCGGCCACGAGGAGCCGGGCTTCTAGCACCGCGCGATCGACGCGGACATAGTCCTTGACCGCGGCGGCCATCGCCTTCGCCAGTTCGTGAGACGTCACGCGGCCAACTCCTTGAGGAAGTCCTCGAGGAACTTCGCCGCGTCGGGAGGCATCGCATCCGCTGCCGGTAACGCGGGTGTCTGCGACGGGGCCGGCTGCGCGAACGGATCGCCGGCGTCCCGTTTCGCGAGGGCCTCGAGCGAGTAGTACTGTTGCTGGAGATAGGCCGACTTCCCGCCCTTGATCGGCCCGAGCCCAAGATACTTCGCCCGCGCTTCATCGGGCGACATCGCGGCCGACCCGATCGAATCGCCGGCCGCCTTCGTGCGCGTGGCGGTATCCATCCAGATCAGATCGTCAATATCGAACTCGGTGCCGAGTTGTCGGCCGTCGACTTTGCCCGCGAGGCCCAGCCCTTCGTCCAGCACGAGTTCAATACTTTCAAACTGCACCTGGAGGGCTTGCGCGTAGTAGGCCATCAGAAGCGGTTCGACGTTCGCATACGGGGGGGGGGCGCCAATCCCGATCATGTAGGGCAAGACGTGATAGCAACTGCACACTGTCTCCGCGGAGAAGCGCAGTTGCTCGATGAGCTGCGCGTCGGTCGCATTCACCGACATCGCCTCGTACTTCAGCCCATCGCCGAGCACGGCGATCTTCCCGATATTTGACCCGGTGAAGTTCTCATCCCAGTACGTTTTCAGCCGGGCCGCCGTCTCGGGCGCAATCGCCCCGGGCGCGGTGAGCACGCCGCCGGGCTTCGACCCACTGGCGAAGAATTGATGGCTCGCGCCCTGGATCGCCAACCCTTGCAGGGCCGCGATCCCGCACGCGTAGATCGGCGACACGCCGACCAGTGGATGGTAGAGCGCACATTGAATGTCGTGAATGATCTCGCTCGCCGGCACGATCAGCCCTTCGGTCAGGCCCGTCAGGTTGTCGCCCGACAGCGAGTAATAGACACTGCCATCGGGAGCGACGAGCGGCCGGACGCGGGTCGGGTCGAGGATGTACATCGCGTCGAC